TTACCAGCTGGAGGAGTTCCCAGCGTCCGGGCAGATCATCCTGCCCCGCTCGCCCTGGCTGAGCGTCTCCAGCATCACCTACACCGATACCGCCGGCGCGACGCAGACGCTGGCGAGCAGCAACTACCACGCCTACAGCGTCGACAACATCGGTCGCGTGGTGCTGAAGAGCACCTCCTCCTGGCCGGGCACGCTGGGCACTGGAGCGCTTGATGTCACCGTGAACTTCACAGCGGGCTATGGCGCAGCCAGCGCCAACATCCCCGCCGCCCTTCGCCACGCCGTGCTGCTGCAGGCTGCGCACCTGTACGACAACCGCACCGCCGTCGGCCCGACGCAGCTCTACGAGATCCCGCGCACCGTCGAGCGCCTGATCGTGCAGTACCACTCGGGGGACTACCAGTGAACCCGGGCTACATGCGCACGCCGCTCGAACTGCTCGGCACGCCCACCACGGTCGATGAGTACGGCCAGCCGGTGCGCACGGCGAACGCTGCTGGCAGCGGCACCGTGCTGTTCGCCGCGATCAACGACGCGAGCGCGGACGAGAAGATGAACCACCGCCAGATGAATCAGACGGTGACGCACCGCATCCGCATGCGCTGGCACCCCACCGTCAGCCACCGCAGCCAACTGCGCACTGTCAGCGACGAGCAGGGCATGGTGTCGCGCACATGGGAAGTCGTGACGGTCGTGGACTGGCAAGAGCGACGGCAGTACCTCGACCTCATGTGCCGGGAGATCGTGACCTGATGGGCTACTCAAACGTGCACAAGGCAGTAGCGGTGCAAGGTGTCGAGCAGGTCAACAAGGCCATGCGCGAACTTGGCACCACCGTGCTCAAGCAGCTCACCGAAGAGATCATGACCGAGGCAATGGAGCCCGTGCGCATGGGCCTGCTCTCGGAGTTCTCCGCACGCGGCGGCAAGCACGACAGCCAGAAGCCGTCAAAGACCGGGCGCTGGAATCGCTGGATGTTCAAGACTTACAAGACAGGCTCCGCGCCCGGCTTCTCGCGTGCGCAGGTGAAGCGCGCGTTCACCATCAAGGGCTTCGGCTTCCACTTCTGGACCGACAAGCGCGGCAACTTCCGTTCCCGCACGAAGGCGTGGGCGCCAGGCATCTGGATCATCGACGCCGGCCGCTACTCGGGCCTTGCCACCTACCCCGGCTGGCGCGTCATCCTCAACCTGTACAAGCGCCTCACCGGCGGAATCAATGCGCACATGGCGACCGAACTGCCGCGGCGCATCCTGCTCGAAGCAGCGAAGCGAGGGCTGTCGTGAGCAGCCAAGCGATCGTCGCAGCCGTCCGCGATGCCCTAACGCAATCGACCAGCGTCACGAATCTGGTGTCCACGCGCATCTTCACTGCGTTCCGCGACACCACCACGCTGCCCGCCATCGTGCTTACCACCGGGCAGGATGCAAACGTGTCGCCGACCTTCGGCCGCACCGACTGCCTGCGCAAGTTCACCGTCGAGGTGGACTGCATCGCATCCACGCTGAAGGTGTCGCGCCAGATTGCCGAGGCCGTGCGAGTCAAGATGCACGGCGCAGCCGGCACGAGCCGCAGCGTGCAGATCTTCGAGATCCGCGAGACCGGGATCACCAGCCAGTACGACGTGGGCAGCGAGGCCACCGAGACCGGCATCCACGTCACGACCGTCACGCTGGACGCGACGTACCGCTCCAGCTCCGTTTCACCCACGACCATCACCGAAGCCGGTGGTGGCGCTTGATCTAGGAGGATCAACTCATGGCAATCACCGCAGCTGTGCCCACATTCGGCACCACCATCACCTTCAACAGCGTCGCAGTCGGCGAAGTTCTTAGCCTGAACATCGACGGCCTCAAGCTCAACACGATCGACGTGACCACGCTGGCCGATCGGCATCGCAAGTTCGTCGCGGGCCTGATCGACAGCGGCACGATCTCGATGGAAGTGAACATCCTCAGCGCGCACAGCGCCCTCTGGGATCAGCTCGACGACAGCGCAGCATCAACCGCCCCGAGCGCCAAGGCATTCTCCCTTTCGTTCGGCAGCAGCACGAACGTGCACACCGCCTCCGGCAACTGCTTTGTGACCGACTACTCAGTCAAGGGCGGCCTGGACTCGGCGCTCACCGCGTCGTTCACCATGAAGATCACCGGCGCCGTGACCCTGGCCTAACCATGAGCGAGATCAAGGACAAGCTGCTGGGCCTGAAGTCGAAGGTGCCATCTGAAACCGTGTCCATCCCCGGCGTCGGTGAGGTCGAAGTGCGTGGCCTCACCGCCGCCAAGCGGGACAGGTGGGAGATGGAGACCTTCAGCAACAAGGGCAACACCGTCCGCAACATCCGAGCCAGCCTGGTGTCGTTGTGTCTGTACCACGACGGCACACCGCTGCTCGGACCCGCTGACGTTGACGCCCTCGGAGAACTTCCCGCCGGCCTCGTCGATCACCTGTATGACATCGCGAGCCGCGTCAGCGGCTTGGGCGTCAAGGATCGCGAAGTGCTGGAGGGAAACTCCGACAGCGCCCGCTGAGACAGTTCCTGTTTCGGCTGGCGCTGGCGTTGGGTAGGACGGTGGCAGAACTAGAGGAGACCATGAGCAGCCACGAACTGAGCGAGTGGATGGCCTTCGAGGCGATCGACGGAGCGATCGGAAACCAGCGCGCCGACATGCGCGCCGGGATCATCGCCGCCACGATCGCCAATTGCCACCGCACCGCGAAGTCGAAGCCGTTCAGCCACCTCGACTTCATGCCATACGCGGAGAAGCCCAAGACCTCGCAGGAACAGATGGCCGAGATGCTGGCGAAGGCGTTCGGCGTGAAGCCGAAGTGGAAGGAGTAAGCCGTGGCAAGTTCAAGCATCAAGATCGCGCTGGAGATGACGGGCGTGCAGGCTTACGCCAACGCGACCGAGCGGGCAGCGCAGGCGAACGAGAAGCTGGCCGAGCGGTCGAAGAAGTCGATCGCCGGGATCATGTCCTCCACCCAGCGCATGGTGGACATGGCGACGAAGTCGAAGGAGCAGATGACGCTTGAGAAGCTGTCGGCCAGCAACGCTTCGCCCGAGCAGATCGCCCAGGTGAAGGCCCGGTTCGCTCAGGTCGAGCAGGTGCGGGCAGCCGAGAAGGCTGCCGCAGCGGCGAAGGCGGCCGAGGAGCAGCGCGCGAAGGATCAGGCGATGGCGCAGGCTGCGGCGGCACGGGAGGCCGCAGAGGCTCGGCGCGCCGGCGAGGTGGCTGCAGCTCAGAAGGCCAAGGAGACGCAGGTCAAGATCCACAAGCAGCTGATGGCTGAGAAGGCGGCCGCCGATCAGAAGTACCAGCGCACGCAGCAGTACGCCGACAGCATGAAGAGCGGGCCCATGTTCGGCAAGACCCTCGGCCCACTGCTGAAGGGCTTCGTGGGGTTCAAGGCTGTCGATCTCGGGCTGGGGGCGCTGTCTGAAGGACTGGCGCAGCTTGCGTCCGGCGGCAAGATCGACGCGATGCAGATGTACGCCACGACCGTCACGGACTTCGTGAAGGGTCTGCCAGGCGGCGACAAGATCTACAGCATCGCCCAATCGGTGCACAAGCTGTTCGGCGGCGGGCCAAGTGCCGAAGAGATTCAGAAGCAGACCGATGCGATGGTGTCCGCGAGCAACAAGCGCATCAGCGCCGTGGCTGCATTCGACGCCATTCAAGAGGGCGTGAGCGGAAAGCGCGCGCGCGTGGGCAAGTCTGACGACGAGATCGCACGCATGGATCGCGAGGAAATGCTCGCCAACGAGCGGAAGAAACTGATCGCCGGCGGACTGAACGACACGCAGGCCGACTCGAAGGTGGCCGGGCTTCGTCGTGCGATGCTGGAACTGCAAGACGCCGAGAGGTCTGCAGCCAACGCTCAGCAGGCCCGCCAACTCGACCCCGCCCTGTTTACCTCGATGCTGGAGGAGCAGCAGCAGGCTGCCGATCAACTGATCGGGACCGAGCGCGAGTTGTACTTCTCAAAGGTCAACCGGCTGGTGGTCGAGTGCAAGATCACCGAAGATCAGGAGAACCAACTCCGCGCGGCATTCGACCGCACGCAGGCAGCGCGCGCAGAGGCCGATGCAAAGAAGGCGGCCGAGTCGAAGGCCAAGCAGCAAGCCACAGACGCGCAGCAGTTCATGGATCAGCTGCAGCAGTCATACGACCAGCAGATACTGGGCGAGGACCAACTCTTTCAGAAGAAACTGAAGGGGCTGGAGTTGTCTGCTGCTCAGGTTGAGCAAGCGAACAGGCTGCACGAGGCGATGAGTCGGCAGACGAAGGAAGCCGAAGCCCGCAGCGCCGTGGAGCGCATGAACGGTTTCAGCAACGTCGAAAGCGTGAACACGGCCATCGGCGGCGTGAAGGTGGCGGGCATGACCTCCTTCAGCCTGGAGCGCATGATGCCCACGCAGGAAGCCATGCGAATCGCCCTGCAGCAGATCGCAAGGAACACCGCACCCCTCGCAGCAGGAGCACCCTGATGGCTATCACGATCGCCCAAAAGCCCAACGGCACCAGCGTCAGTTTCGACCGCGGCAGCTGGCAAGCCTCAAGTGCCTACGTCATTCGAGACGATGCCGGCGCGCAGCTGAACGCCGGGCAGATCATGGAAGACTCAACGGTCAACGCCAAGCTTGGCCCATCGGGGCTCGGGGGAAGCAGCGGTGCACTGGGCGAACTTGACGGCTCCGGGACTTACTACGCAACCCGATTGCGACAGGTCGGGTTCGATCTGAAGCAGGTCGATGACGGCGGCTACGTCTGGGAAGCGGTCGTGAAGTTCGATTCCAGCGTAGGCGACGGCACTGGAACAATTACATCCATCGACGCAAAGAACGAGGGGCAGCCTGAGTTCGTCGCGATTGAGTACAGCGTCCAGGGCGAGCCGGTGGACATTTGGCGCAACGGCTCGACCATGACGATGCCTGCCAACAAGTCAACGCCGGCCGACACCGACATTAGCGGCACAAAGGTGGACAGCGGCGGCGAACCGATCAGCAGCTTCAACAACGTCGCGCGCGTGACCGTGCGAAACGTGATCGTCGGCCGACCAACTCCACCGCTCAGCTTCATCAACAGGCGCAACAGCAACTCGTATTCGATCGGCCCGTACTCGTTCCCGGCCGACACGCTGCTCTTCACGGGCTGCAGTATCAGTCGCGTCGGAAGCAGCAAGTATGAGATCGTTTACTCGTTTGCCTACGACGAAAAATTTCACCTGCGACAGATCGCGAAGAAGAGCGCAGAGAACGGCGAGGTGGTCAAGTCTGCAAAGGCCGACACCTGCGGCGGCACGCCGACCGCCCCGCCGAGCGGACAGACTTCGCACGCCTCCTGCGTCTTCTGGCGCCAGCCGTTCCCAGCCACCACCACCTTCCCGCCCACCGGAATGTTCACCACATGAGGGTTAACGGCGCATGGCACCTGCGGGTCGGCCCCTGGTCTCCAAACCAGATCCGTGCCATTGCCGACGCGGTCAACAAGGTCAACGACGCCGCGCCGCAGCCGAACAGCGGCGCGTCGTCTGGGCCGACTGTGTTCCTTGCGCGCATCACGGGCTCAACCCCCGTCTCCGGCAAGACGGCCACCGTAGGCGGCAGCGCGAGCCCGCAGGCAGTCGCATGGACCTACAGCTGGGAAGAGGTCAGCGTAAACACCAGCGACGCCTACGAGACGACCAAGGGCTACCGCCGCACAAGCACGCTCGCAGGCACGAAGGGCAAGGCGTTCAACGGCTGCGAGGGACCGCAGATGATCGGCACCACCGCCGTACTCGGCCCTGGCATCACGACCACCAACATTCCCAACACGTTCACCTTCAAGCCGATCGCCACGAACACGGTGGTGCTCATGTACGCGCTCTCGCGCGACAACGGCGAGCCGCTCTTCTTCTTCTCCGTCCCGAACGCCGTGGACGGTACCTGCACTAGCAGCCTCACCGGGGGCGGTGGTGGCGGCGAGATCGACGGCGGAGGAATTGGAGGCGGATGATGAGCCCCACCCCTATCGGCCCCAGGCACCATACGCACCCGCAGCTTGCGACGGCTATCAGCGTCATGCAGCTCTTCGTGCTCGTGATCGGCGTCGCCGGCGTGTTCATCACCATCGGCCGCAAAGATGCGCTTTTGGAGCGACAAGACCGCGACCTGACGGAGCTGCGCGCAATCGTGGGCGACCTGGTGAAGAGCCAAGTGCTGGGCGCCGCGAACGACCAGAAGCACGGAGAGGCGCTCCAGCAGGTCGCGAACCGTCTGGACCGTCTAGAGGGGCGGAGATCGGAAGAGCA